AGTAAATGCTTTAGAGGCTCAAAATGAACCTAAATGAAAAGGAACTTAAACTTTTCAAAAAATGGCTTAAAGGTCATTTGGCTTTTGGGCCAGTTACTGTAACTTTTATCAAAAAAGACGGTACTGAACGAGTGATGGAATGTACAACCAAACCTGATCTCGTTCCGGTTGACTCAACTGAAGATTCAGTGCATAATACAGTTATGCCTAAGCGAGAAAAGAAAGTAAACGAGGATGTGTGTCCTGTTTACGATCTAGGTACAAAACATTGGAAGAGTTTCCGTTGGGACTCTATTAGAGAAGTAAGATTGGAAATTAAATGAAAATCGGACTAAGCTATTCTCGTTGCGTTCGCGACATTGTAGACGGCATTGTAGACATCAACGATGTACTAGTCGTTATTGCTCGTACAGATTTCGATCCTCGCGATGACAAACAATGGGATAGTATTTGGCACGGCTACCATAATCGGTCAGGGTGGAGTAATCCCGAATGGGCTAACTACGATGACCAAGACTTGTTCCGTAGTGTAAGTATCGAACTTTGGGAAACAGGTAAACTACACCAACCCCGTAAGTTTGGTGCTTATCCTACACGCCGGCCAGAGATTTGGCTAGAAGCAGTTTTGCCTAATGACGAATTAGAAAAGAATCCAGCCGCTAAGGCCGCTTGGGACAAATTCCAAACGGTTGCAAGTTTAACTAATGTAGAACTAGATGAAAGCTACAAATGAAATACTTACTAATTCCATTGGCTATTTTGCTAACTGCATGTGACCCAGTTGAAGAATCTCGTTATCAATTGCCGTCTAGTGCAAGCAAAGCACAAAGTGACGCAGAAGTAACTACTGCCGACGGTTGTACTTTAGAAACATCGTCCAAAATGTCATCTAAGCAAAAGGTAGGCAAGGTTCGTAATTTGGTTAAGGATGCAGTCGACACAGGCCATGTGAGTCGATGTACTGTTAAATTTGACATAACAGTAGACGGCAAAGACTACCATTTGGAAGAAACTGAACTTGGTTTGGAAAGAATCGAAAGTCTTTGCTACTATGCTACAGAACGAGCCAAAAAGGAACTCCTTTTGGAACTCGGCGGTGACTTTGAATCCAAATCAAACTTAACTTGCCGGCACACAGAATCTTAATTTGGCTAACCATATTGTTGACATTATGGCGCAAGTGCGCTATAATATACACATGTTAAACAAACACACAGAGGCACACTAAATGAAGGCATTTATCGCAGGCACCATTTTTGGTATTCTAGTTTGCACAGTTGGCGTTTCGGGCATTGCACGAATCCTTGACAACGGTGTAAACAAAGTTCAAGAAGTTTCTAAGGAGGCTGCAAAATGAAAACATTTGTAAAAATTGTTTTGATTTGTATGACACTGAGCTTTGCCGCTTGCTCAACTGTAGCAGGTGTTGGTAAAGATATTCAGGATTCCGCTAATTGGACTAAAGATAAAATGGGAGGCAAATAATGAAAAAGTTTTTAACTATCGTACCTATGATTGCCATGCTTGCGGCTTGTGGTACTACTGATCCTTACGCAAAGCGAGCTGATGCTGAACGCGAACGACAAGAACGCTATGTTGAGCGCAGTTTGGACAAGGCACCAAAGTGGATGTTTGAAGTTCCTATCAGTAACTCTGCTGTTTATGAAAACGGTACTGCTGTTAGCGGTGACTGGAACATGGCTGTGTCTAAAGCTCGTGCTACAGCGTATGGCAAGATTTGTATGGCGGCAGGTGGTACTGCTAGTCAGCAAACTAAAATCTATCGCACAGATACAGAGTCTACTTCAACTGAACTTAGCGAACAAGCTATTAAAACATCATGTAAGTCTGTTGACTTAACTGGTGTTGAGATCAAGGACAAGAAAATTGTCCAAGAAGGTGGTCGCTACCGAGTGTATGTTCTAGTGGTTCTGCCAACTGGTGATGCAAACCTGTTGCGTAAGTACAAGGATGCACAGCGTCAACGCGAACTTGCCGCAACTCGTGCTCCAGAAGCATTTAAAGAACTAGATAAAAATTAAGGAAAATAATGACAAGACTTATTCCAACAGTCATTGAAACAGAACCAAAAGGTGAACGAGCTTACGACATTTATAGTCGTTTGCTCAAGGACCGTATTGTAATGCTAGATACGGATGTTAACGAGCATACTTCTAGCGTTATTGTAGCGCAGTTGCTCTTTTTGGAGAGTCAAGGTAATGAAGACATTACTTTCTTTATCAATAGCCCTGGGGGCTCCGTTACTGCTGGCCTTGCTATTTACGATACCATGCAATTCATCAAACCAGATGTTGCTACCTACGTCATGGGACAGGCTTGCTCTATGGGGTCATTCCTTGCTCAAGCCGGGGCCGCAGGCAAGCGGTTTGTTTTGCCAGAATCCCGTACTATGATTCATCGTGTAAGTTCGGGTACACGGGGTACTAGCGGTAGCGTACATGTGCAAGAACTCGAGTTTGAGGACGCAAAACGGGCTATTGAGGAATCAATCCGCATTAATAAGCGTCTAACAGAACTTTATGTTAAGCACAATACTGCGGGCAAGCAGTATCAAGAGCTGTTTGAAACCATGAAATTTGATACTTTCTTGAGTGCTACCGAAGCCGTAGAGTACGGTTTAGCTGATAAAGTTATCGAAAAACGCCCGTAAAATAATTTCCGTGCTGGGTACTAAATAATAGTGCTCAGCCGGAGATTAAGATGCGTAAGGATTTTAACTGGAGCCTTTTAGACCGCGATAACCTGTACAGTATGCTTTACAGCGCAGGCAGGGAAATTGTTGGTAAAAAGTTCGCAGTTAAGGATCTACAGAAGTTATTAAGTACGCATATTAAATCACACCTTCCTGTCAAAGTAGTACGCAGACAAAACGATGCTACACAAAAGCGTGGACTCATTTACATGGGTGGCGCCTACTATAGCGAATACGATAAAAATTACTACACCCGTTTTATTGAAATTGTATTAAGCTACCATCCAGATGACAGTTCAATCAAACTAACCGAGTATCGTTGGGTTAGATTATGCCAGCTATTTGCTGATACAATCTTGCACGAAGTTATTCATATGCGTCAGTATCGTAGTAGAAACTTCAAAGCCATTCCGGGCTATGAAAGCACAGCATACTTACACAAGCAAAGAGTTAGCCAACAGTACTACGGCGACCGCGATGAAATGGGTGCGTTTAGTTTCAATATTGCCTGCGACATGATTGATCGTTTTGGCTACGAGCCTGCAACTATCCGAAAGTACATGGATAGTATGCAACCAAAAAAGCACAAGAAAACCACATACCACAGATATTTGGCTGCATTTGATTGGAATCACAACCACCCAAGAATACGCCAAATGAAGAAAAAGATTCTACATCAGCTAGAATATGCGTATGTTGGTAAGCCATTTAAGACAACAAACCACTTGACTTACTGATAACTAGACTGTATAATATTAACATTAACAGTTAATATGGAGTCTAAATTGAGCGATCCTTGCTACCGCGTTATTTCCGATTTGGAAAATCACCCTAGTCGGCTGAATAAAGAAGCTATTGTTTTGGCACAAGCCGAGGCAGATAATAAAGAATTCTTTGAAGGTTGTCGTCTAGCATTAGACTCGATGATTACTTTTGGACTCAAACAAATACCGGAGAAAACAGATGAAGACGGCCCTGGCTTATCTTGGGATAACTTTACTCTCGCTATTACTGGCTTTGTCACTCGCAATGTCACCGGCAATACAGCGAGGGATATGATCCAAACGATGATGAAGTCATCCACTAAGAAACAGTGGAATGGTTGGTATCGTCGCATCCTTATCAAAGACTTGCGTTGCGGCGTAAGCGAAAAAACCATCAACAAGGTAGTAGAGAAAAAATATGCTCACTTTAGCATTCCTGTTTTCAGTTGTCAACTTGCTCACGATAGTGCAAACCATGAGAGTAAAGTTACAGGAAAAAAACTTATCGAAGTTAAGCTGGATGGGGTACGGGTTATCACTATTGTTCGTGTCGACGGCCGTGTTGATATGTTTAGTAGGAATGGTAAAGAGTTGGTAAACTTCCCGCATATTGCAGAACAAATCAGTGCAGTAGTTAAAACAGATCCTCCTAAGTATGATCTAGTACTAGACGGTGAAGTAATGTCTAGTTCATTCCAAGACCTTATGAAGCAAGTGCATCGCAAGAGCGATGTGCAAAGCAATGACGCAATTCTTAATTTGTTCGATGTTATTCCGCTTGCTGACTTTGAAAAAGGTATTTGGGATAAGAGTCAAACAGATCGTAGTGACAT